GCCGTCTGAGGTCTCTCCCCGGGGCTGTGACGAACCCCTTGCAAATAAAGGGATCTGAGCCGGTCCGGCCCCAGACCCCAGCACTGGCAAGGCGCTCGAGGCGGCCGAAACTGCAAAGTCTTGCAAGGTGGCGACGTGCTGAACACCGACTCGCTCAACCGCCTGCTCGAGCGCCGGCGCCAGGACGCCGACTGGGGCGAGGACCTCGAGGCCCTCGCCGCGCTGGCCGCAACGCTCGCCCAGACGCTCGACCTGGGCGCCGGGTCCGGCCTCGCCGCCGTGGCCCGTGAGTACCGCACGACCGTCGAGCGACTGTCGACGCAGGAGGGCGCTGTCACCGATGCCTTCGACCAGCTCGCCGCGCAGCTGTCCGCCAAGGTGGACGACACCTCGCACTGACCGACCGAGCTACGGCCCCGAGGTCGCCGGCATAGCCGAGCTGCTCGGCACCCCGCTCATGCCGTGGCAGCGCCACGTCCTCGACGTCGCCCTCGAGCACGACGACGACGGGCGCCTCGTCTACCGGCAGGTCGTGCTGACCGTGCCCCGACAGGCCGGCAAGACCACGGCGCTGCTCAGCCTGCTCGCCTGGCGCGCCACAAAGTGGGTCGACCAGCGGCTGATCTACACGGCGCAGTCACGCAACGACGCGTACCTGCAGTTCACCGACAATCACGTCCCGACGCTCGAGCGCTCGACGCTCGGGCGCATGTTCACGGTTCGCCGGTCGAACGGCTCCGAGTCGATCCGGTGGGCCAACGGCTCGACGCACACGATCGCCGCCACCCACGAGACCGCGGTCCACGGCCGCCAGCTCGACCTCGGCGTCCTCGACGAGGCGTTCCACCTGGTCGACAACCGGATGGAGCAGGCGTTCAAGCCTGCGATGGTCACCCGCCACCACCCGCAGCTGTGGATCGTGTCGACCGCTGGCACCGCCGACAGCACCTACCTGCGCCAGAAGGTCGACCGCGGTCGCGAGGACGTGGCCCGGGGGCTGACCTCGGGAGCGTGCTTCTTCGAGTGGTCCGCCGCCGACGACCTCGACCCTGCTGACCCGGCGACGTGGGTGTCGTGCCACCCGGCGCTGGGCCACACGATCGACCTCGACGTGATCCGTGGCGACTTCGAGTCGATGGAGCTCGCCGAGTTCGAGCGCGCCTACCTCAACCGCTGGACGCACGGCGTCACCTCGTCGCCCGTCCCGGTCTCGACGTGGAACCGGCGCGAGGACGCCGACGTCGCCCCGGGCGACGACGTGTGCTTCGCCGTCGACTTCGCCCCGGACCGAGAGCACGCCTCGGTGGCCGCGGCCGGTCCGACCGGCGACGGTCGCCACGTCGTCGAGCTGGTCGACCGGCGCGCCGGGACCGACTGGGTCGTCGGCCGCATCATCCAACTGTGGGACCGCTGGTCGCCGCGCGCCGTGGTCATCGACCAGGTCGGCCCAGCGGCGACGGTGATCCCGGAGCTCGAGGCCGCCGGCGTGGTCGTCGTGACGACCTCGAGCCGTGACATGGCTCAGGCGTGCGGCCGGCTGTTCGACGCCGTGCTCAACGACAAGGTCCGCCACCGCGGTCAGCCCGAGCTGACGGCCGCAGTGGCCGGCGCCGCAAAGAGGCGCCTCGGCGACGCCTGGGCGTTCAGCCGCAGCTCGTCGGCCGTCGACATCTCGCCGCTCGTGGCGGCCACCCTCGCCCTGTGGGGCGCCACCACCGTCGAGCGCGCCGACGACGAGGTGCCGCCCGACCCCGTCCTCGCAGTCTGGTGACCCGTATGCGCCCGATCCTCTCCACGATCCTCGAGCTGCTCGGCGCCGCCTCCGTGGCCGTCGCCGCATGGACGCTCGACCCCCGCCTCGGGCTCGCCACCACCGGCGTCGTGCTCGTGGTCCTGGGCTACCTGCTGGAGCGTGACTGATGGGCCTGTTCCGTGGCACCGAGCGCCGCTCCGGGCCGACCGCCGCCGAGCTCGTCCACACGGCGCAGATGATGCGTCTGGCGCCGGCGTCGGCGCCGGTGACGGACTCCGTGGCGATGGCGCACTCGGCCGTCTGGGCGTGCGCCTCGCTGTACGCCCGGCTCATCTCGACGCTGCCGTTCCACGCCTACCGTGACCAGGGCGGCATCGACGTCCGCATCGGCGACCCGCAGGTCCTGCGCCAGCCGAACGGCACCCAGCCGCTGTCCTCGTGGCTGTCGCAGGTCGTCTACTCGCTGGTGCTGCGGGGCAACGTGTTCGGCCTCGTGGTCAGCCGCAACAACCTGGCGCTCCCGACGGCCGTGCAGATCCTGCACCCGGACATGGTCCAGGCGGCCTACGACTGGCGCACCGACACCACCACCTACAAGGTCGGCGGCGTCGACATCGACCCGGCCATGATCTGGCACCGTGCGATCAACGTGATGCCCGGCTCGCCCATCGGCGTCTCGGCGCTCGACAAGGCTCGCGCCTCGGTCGGCATGGGCGTCTCGGCGCAGACCTACGGATCGCAGTGGTTCTCCTCCGGCGGGGTGCCCACCGGCACCCTCGAGACCGACGCCGAGCTCACCGCTGAGCAGGCCGCAGCGATCAAGGACCGCTGGTCGCAGGCCGTCACCGCCGAGCGTGGCGTCGCCGTGCTCGGGCAGGGCTTCTCGTACAAGCCCATCGGGATCAGTCCCCAGGACGCCGAGTTCCTCAACGCCTGGAAGGTCTCGGTGCAGGACGTGTGCCGCTTCTTCGGCGTCCCGCCCGAGATGATCGGCTCCGAGTCCGGGGCGTCGATGACCTACTCGAACGTCGAGTCCCGGGCCGTCGACCTGCTCCGCTACGCCATCGACCCGGTGCTGACCGTCGTCGAGCAGGGCATGACCGACCTGCTGCCCCGCCCGCAGTACGTCCAGGCGACCCGTGACGCCCTGCTGCGCATGACGACCACCGAGCGCTACGCCGCCCACGCCTCTGCCATCGCCGCCGGCTGGAAGACCGTCGACGAGGTCCGGGCCACCGAGGACCTGCCGCCGCTTGAGCAGCCGATCGTCTGATGGCTGCGTTCACTCCGCCCGAGAGCGTTCAGAACGAGGCGGCAAAGGCCGTCCAGTGGATCGCCGACGGCCTCGCCGGTGACGGCTTCACCGCCACCGGCCGCCGCCGTGCCCAGCAGCTCGCCGACGGCGAGTCCGTCAGCGAGGACGTCGTCCGGCGGATGGCCGCCTACTTCGCCCGCCACGCACCGGACCGCAACGCCGAAGGGTTCTTCAGCGGCGAGGACGGATTCCCCACACCCGGTCGGGTGGCCTGGTCCGCATGGGGCGGAGACCCGGGGCGTACCTGGGCCGACGAGACGATCGCACGGCTTGACGACGATGGCGACCGCACTGGAGACACGATGACCGAACAGCGCGAGATGCCCGAGACTGTGTACCCGGTCACGGCCCGGCAGCAGGCGCTCTACGACAGCGTCGAGGGCGTGGCCGAGCTGTTCGGCAAGTTCGATCAAGGCATGGGGCCCGACGGCGCGCACTATGTCGCCGAGTCGCCGTTCGACGGGCTGGCCTGCAGCTCGTGCCTGTTCTACGAGGGCGCCCGTGCGTGCGAGGTCGTCGACGGCGACATCGCCCCAGAGGGCGTCTGCAAGCTCTGGATCATCCCCGAGGACCTGGTCCCCGGGGTCACGTCGGAGGGCACCGACACCCCTGCGAGGTCCGACATGGACGCTGAGTACCGCCTGACTGAAAACGGCGTCGAGACCCCCGAGGTCGAGCACCGTCGACTGGCCGACGTCGAGCTGCGCATGGAGGGCGACACGCCCGTCCTCGACGGCTACGCCCTCGTCTACGAGTACCGCTACGACGTGGCCGGCGGCCCCGAGGCCGGCGGGTTCACCGAGGTCATCTCCCGGGGCGCCGCCGCCAAGTCCGCCAAGGAGGCCGACGTGCGCCTGCTCGTCAACCACGACGGCGTGCCGCTGGCCCGCAGTCGTGGCGGCGAGGGCACGCTCAGCCTCGAGTCCGACGACATCGGGCTCAAGGTTCGGGCCGAGCTCGATCCGTCCAACCCGACGGTCCAGGAGTTGCGGTCTGCGATGGCCCGTGGCGACCTTGACCAGATGTCGTTCGCCTTCCGCATCCCGAAGGGCGAGAACCGTCAGTCCTGGAGCGACGACTACACGCTGCGCACCATCCGCGAGGTGCAGCTCTTCGACGTCTCCGTCGTCACCTACCCCGCCAACCCGGCGACGGTGGCGAAGCTGCGCACCGACGAGGCCCCGGCCGAGCAGGCGGACGAACCGCCTGCCACCGGCCGCAGTCTCGACGTCGCACGCGCTCAGGCCGAGCGCCTGCTCAAGGCCTGAGCCAAACACCGCGCCGCCCGTCGCGCCGCTGACCACGCCGGGCCCTGCGGCCCACCTGGTCGGCACCTGACGGCACCCGGTGGTCCCTGCCCATCTCCCACCTAGGAGTTCCCATGCTGGAGCAGATCCGCTCCCTCATCGCCGCCGCGCTCGACGAGCGCGAGGGCGCAGAGGCGAAGGTCACCGCCATCCTCGACGCCGTCGAGAGCGAGGGCCGTTCCGACCTCACCCCCGAAGAGACCCTCGAGTTCGACGCAGCGCGCGCCGAGCTCCGTTCCATCGACGAGCGCATCGACGCTCTCAAGGCCCAGGAGGCTGACATGTCCGAGCTCAACGAGCGCAACGAGGCCGCGGCCGAGATCCGCGACCAGCTGGCGAAGGCAGCACCGTCCGTGACGGTCGTGTCCGAGGCCCGCACCTACCGCCCCGACGGCGAGCACGACTTCCTGCGTGACGCCTTCGCCGCCAAGGACGGCGATCGCGCCGCCGCCGAGCGTCTCGAGCGCAACCGCTCCGAGTCCCTCGCCGAGTACCGGTCGACCACCGGCAACTTCGGCGCCCTCGTGGTGCCGCAGTACCTGACCGAGCTGTTCGCCCCGGCGCTCAAGTCCGGCCGTCCCTTCCTGTCGGCGATCACCAACGTGGCGCTCCCGGCGCAGGGCATGACCATCTCGATCCCCCGGGCGACCGCGGGCACGACGGTGGCCGCGCAGGCGACCGAGAACACCGCCGTCTCGAACACCACCGAGACGACCGACACCCTGACCGTCCCCGTGCGGACGTTCGCCGGCCAGCAGGTGCTCAGCCGCCAGGCCGTCGAGCGCGGTGCCGGGATCGCCGAGCTGCTGCTCGCCGACCTCGCCGCCGACTACGCCACGAAGACGAACGTCTCGGCGATCAACGGCGACGGCACCGGCGGTGCCCACTTCGGCATCCTGAACACCACCTCGGTGCAGACCGTCGGCTGGACCGGCACCACGGGCGCCTCGCTCGTGTCGTCGCTCCACAACGCGATCGGCAAGGTCAACGCCTCGCGCTACGCCGCTGCCGACCTCATCGTGATGCACCCGCGCCGCTGGGCGTGGCTGTGCGCGCAGTCCGACTCGTCGAACCGCCCGCTCGTGCAGATCGACGGTCCCGGCTTCAACGCCGTCGGCAACGGCGTGGCCGCTGGCTACGGTGCCGTCGGCTCCGTGGCGGGCATCTCCGTCGTGGTCGACGCCGGCGTGCCGACCAACCTCGGCGCCAGCACCGACGAGGACCGGATCATCGTGACCCGGCGCTCCGACGTGATCCACATGGAGGACGGCTCCGCCCCGATCGGCCTGCGCCTCGAGGAGGTCCTCGCGGACCAGCTCAGCGTGCGCCTCGTGGCCTACGGCTTCTCCGCCTTCACCGCCGGCCGGTACCCGGTCGCGACCTGCGCCCTCCAGGGCACGGGCTTCAAGCAGGTCCTCAGCTGATCGGCTGAACCTTCGGACGGGTCGGGCGTATGACAGCGCGCCCGGCCCGTCCTGCTGTCACTGCTGTCGCAACGGAGGGCAACCCGTGAACGAAGAACTACTCGGCAAGGTCGTCGTGGCCTTCCCGAGCACCGGCCACGACATCTCGTCCCGCTGGCTCCGGTCGCTGGTCGAGATGGACGTGTACGACAGGGAGCGCGGCGTGGCGCTCTGGGAGCAGGCCGGGTGCCCCGAGCATCCCAACCCCGTCGAGCTGCGCCTGTTCCACAACTACCTGTGCGTCGAGGCGACGGCGAACCTCGCCAAGGCGCGCAACCGCCTGGTCGACGAGTTCCTGACCAACGAGGCCTACGCCGAGGCGCAGTGGCTGTGGTTCCTCGACGCCGACATGGTGTGGGAGCCCGACCTCATGCACCGGATGGTGGCCCGTGCCGTGCAGATGGACCTGCGCGTCCTCGGCGGCCTGTGCGTCATCGTCACCGCCGACGGCCCGCTGACCACGCTGTTCGCCCCCGACGACGACACCGTCACCCAGGTCCTGCTCGACTGGCCGGAGGGCACGGTCTGCGAGGTCGCTGCGACCGGCACCGGCTGCCTCATGGTGCACCGCTCGGTGCTCGAGGAGATGCGCGACAAGTCCGGCAGCGCCAAGAACGCCTGGTTCGGCTTCGACGTCGTGCGCTCCGCCACCGGCAAGGAGTGGGCCTTGGGCGAGGACATCTCGTTCTGCCTGCGGCTGCAGGAGCTGACCGACCACAAGGTCTACGTCGACACCACCGCCCACGTCGGCCACCACAAGGGCCCGAAGGTCTGGTGGCCGGAGGAGACCCGCACCAGTCCGGTCAAGCTCGAGGACCTCCACCTCTCGACGGTCGATGAGAACGTTCGGGCCTGACGCCAGCCGCTACTGGCTGGCGGCGCAGGGTCGGCGTGTCGCCCGGCCGTTCAACCTCCGATGGCTCCTGCCGGCGCTGTGCGGCGACGACCTCGACGTCTGGCGCTTCGTGTGGCTTCTCAGCTGGCCCGTGCTGGCCGTGGGGACCGCCTGGTGGGCGCTCGGCACCGGCACGACCTGGCAGGTGGCGCTCGCCACCGCGGCGCTCCTGGTGGCGCTGCCGGGCGTGTGGGGCCCGCCGTCGGTGCGCCCCGTCGGCGTCGACCTGCCCGGCATGGCCCTCGCCATCGTGTCGGCCGGCTGCTTCGTCCACGACCAGCCCGTGATCGGCGTCGTGATCGCCCTCTGGGCGGCGTCGGTCAAGGAGACCATGCCGATCTGGATCGCCCTGTGGGCGTGGTCGCCGTGGCCCCTGCTGGCCCTCGTGGCGCCGTTGGTCGCCGGGATCGTCCGGCGCCCGGAGATCGACGACGTGACCGCCCAGCCGCTGCTGCGCCACGTCCACGACCACCCGATCCGCTCGAGCATGGAGCACCACGCCGGGCAGTGGCGGTCGGCATGGTTCATGGTGGCCCCGTGGGGCGTCGGCCTGGCCGCACTGCTGGCCCCGACGCCGCAGCTGCTCGTCACCGTCGGACTCGCATACGGCCAGCTCGTCGTCGCCACCGACACCGTCCGCCTCTACCAAGCGGCCGCCGGCCCGGTCGTGTGTCTCGCCGCCGCCCAGGTCATCCCGCCACAGTGGCTGCTGCTGGCCGTCGTGTGCCACGCCGTGTTCTGGCGACAGCCGGTGGTCGGATGAAGACCATCTGCGTCGTCATTCCGACCACCGGGCGCGACACCCTCGAGCGCGCCGTCGCCTCGGCCAACGCCTTCGCCCACCAGGTGCTCGTCGTCGCCGATGGCGCACCGCACGTCGACGCCGCACTGCACGTCGACCTGGGCTGTCCAGGGCTGGTGCGCAACGCTGCCGCCGAGTACGTCTGGACCGACTTGGTGGCGTTCTGCGACGACGACGACGTACTCGTCCCCGACGTCTATCGGCGCGGCGT